TACAATACTATTGCTCGGGACCTGATCATGAAGCGTACCATTAAGAACGGCAAATCTCTGCAGTTCATCTACACTGGTCGCACTAAGTCCGAGTTCCATACTCCTGGCAACAGCATTCTTGGTGATAGCAACGGTGCACCCCCGGTGGCCGAGAAGACCATCACCATTGATGACCTGCTGATCAGCTCGGCATTCGTGTATGAGCTTGACGAAGTTCTGGCTCACTACGATCTGCGTTCGGAGATTAGCCGTAAGATCGGCTATGCTCTGGCTGAGAAGTATGACCGTCTCGCCTTCCGTGCTGTTGCACGTGGTGCTCGTGCTGCTTCCCCGATTACCGCTACTGGCTATGTTGAGCCTGGTGGTACTCAGATTCGTGTGGGTTCTACCACTAACGATTCTGATGCTTACAATTCTTCTAATCTGGTTTCGGCTTTCTATGATGCTGCCGCTGCCCTGGATGAGAAGGGTGTCTCTAGCGATGGCCGTGTTGCCGTCCTGAACCCCCGTCAGTACTACGAGCTGATCCAAGCTGTTGGTACGAACGGTCTGGTGAACCGTGATGCCCAAGGTACCGCGCTGCAAAACGGTCAAGGCATCATCGAGATCGCTGGTATCAAGATCTACAAGTCCATGAACATCCCCTTCCTGGGTAAGTATGGTACTGCTTATGGTGGTACTACTGGTGTGACTGATCCTGGTAAGACTGGTTCCTTCGTGGGCGAAACTCTGGAAGATGCTAGCACTGCTCAGACTGGTATCAACAACGATTACGGTACTGCTGCTGAAGTTGGCGCTAAGTCCTGCGGTCTGATCTTCCAGAAGGAAGCAGCCGGTATGGTCGAAGCGATTGGTCCTCAGGTCCAAGTCACCAGCGGTGATGTGTCCGTCATCTACCAGGGTGATGTGATGCTGGGTCGTCTGGCTTGTGGCTGTGACTACCTGAACCCTGCTGCAGCTGTTGAGCTGTATGTTGGTGCCACTGCACCTGCTGCATTCTGATTTTTATGCGTTTTACGGGAGCCTCTTCGGGGGCTCCTTTTTTTTAATTCTTTACTGAGAATGATACTCAATGGCTTTTCCTACCACTAATGCAACGCAGGAGCTACCTGCTGTAAATCAAATTCTGCAATCATGTGGGCAAGCGCCTGTTACTACCCTAGATCAAACCAACCCGGACGTTGCGATTGCTTACCAGACTTTGCTTGAAGTCTCAAGGGAAGTACAGGCTGAGGGTTGGTCATTCAACAAGGAGTACAACTATGAAATGACTCCTGACACTAATAACCAAATTCTTATTCCTAGTAATATGTTGCAGATTGACTTGAGTCAAAATGCCGCTAACATGGATAAAGATGTTATCAGACGTAGTGGTAAGCTGTACGATAAAGCTAACCACACCTATACGTTTACTGACAAAGTAGAGTGTGATATTACCTGGCTATTTGACTGGGTTGATATTCCCACACCTATTGCTGATTTTATCATCGCCAGAGCAGCCTCTACGGTCTCCAGTCGCATTGTAGGAGACGGTACGCAGTATCAGATCCTTCAACAAAAAGAAGCGTTTACAAGGGCAATGGCGATGGAGTATGAGTGTAATCAAGGTGACTACACTTACTTCGGTCACTCTGGTAAAACTAATACCTACACTGGCTACAAACCGTACAACGCACTTTATAGATAAATGGCTTCAGTTACTCAACGGATCAACAGCTACCTTGGTGGCGTCTCTAAACAATCAGATGATAAAATGTTGCCAGGTCAAGTCCGTGAGTGCTACAACGGATTTCCTGATGCTACATATGGTCTAACTAAACGACCTGGGTTTGAACACATTGTCAACCTTGGTAGTGGTACTACGTATGATGATGGGAAATGGTTCTACATCAAACGTGATGACGATGAAGAATATGTGGGTGTTATCAAAGGCACCACTATTGACATCTGGAACGCAGTAACAGGTAACCCCTGTACTGTTACCTACCCTGATGGCACAGGTTATCTGACTGGTACTAAAAACAATTACAAAATTATTACCGTTCAAGATACCTCTATTATTATTAATAGCGCTGTTACTGTCGGTGTCCAAGCAGCTCCTTCATGGGATCCTCATCGTGTAGCGTCAGTAGAAATTCAGTACGTTACTTCTTCTACGACGTACACAATTGAAATTACGATTAATGGTGTAACTCAAACTGCTACTTATACTACGCCTAGTTCTGCTGACGCTAATACTATCCTTACTGATTTAGAGAATGATATTAACGGCATGACTGGCGACCATGCTCAATTGACTGTTACCAGGCTTAGTAACTCTTTGGAGATTGTCAGCACAATTGCCATGGACATCCATGCCGAAGGTGGTTTGGATAACAAAGCTTTGACTGTTGCTGAGGATGAAGTAGCTAGTGTTGGTAATCTTCCTGTTAAGTCAGTTCATGGTCGTATTATTAAAATTGTCAACACCAGTGAAGCTGCTGATAGTTACTGGGCTAAATTTGTAGCACACGATGATGTATCTGGTGAGGGCTACTGGGAAGAAACCAGAGATCCTGCTGTGTCGCCTGGTCTTGATGATGCTACCATGCCTCATGAGCTTATCAACACTGCAGTAGATACTTTCGTATTCCGAAAGATCAGCTATGAAGATAGGTTGGTTGGTGATGATGAAACTAACTCAGATCCTACCTTTGTTGGAGAAACGATTACTGCTGGATTCTTCCACAACAATAGACTTGGATTCTTGTCTAAGGACAATGTGATCATGAGTCAATCTGGTGACTTTTATAACTTCTATTTTAAGTCAGCTCAGACGACCATTGAATCTGATCCTATTGATATTAGCTGTTCTTCTATTAAACCTACAGCTCTTCACGCTGCACTACCTACCGCTCAGGGTGTAGTGCTGTTTTCAGAGAATCAACAGTTTGTGATGTTTGCTGATGCTGGTGTGCTTACACCGTCTTTGGCAACCATCCGTGCTCTATCTAACTATGAGATGGACCGCAACATCGAACCTGTTGATGTCGGTACCAACCTTAACTTTATTACTAAAACACCTGGCTACTCTCGTGTTTTTAGTATGGTTACACGGGGTCAACAAGAGAACCCACAGGTGTTGGATTTGTCCAGAGTCGTTAAAGAATGGATTTCACCTAATGTTGATCAACTGATTTCCAGTCCTCAGAACTCCCTGATTGCCATGGCTGGTCAGGGGTTAAATGAAGTGTTTCTTTTCCGTTATTACAACGACGGTAAAGAGAACCTGATGGAAGCTTGGGTTAGCTGGTTAATGCCAGGTACCGTGCAGTTTATCACAACTAACTCCGATGACATGTATGCTGTTACCAAACAAGGTAACCAGTTTGTGTTGTCTAAAGCTGCTCTTAGCCAAAGTCCTGAACAAGCTATTATCGTTAATAACCAAGGTCAAAAGGTGAACCCCTGTGTTGACCTGTATGCAACTGCTTCTAGCGTTGTGTATGATTCGGTTAATAAACTATCTAAGTGCTACCTTCCTTACAATGATGTGTCTTCGTTGACACCTATTATTGTTATTAAAGGAAATACCAGTTCTGGTTCATTTGTTGAGTCTGGCTTTACCATTACACCTGAGCGTGATTCTGATGGTACTGGTCCGTACTTCATCGTACCAAACAAAGATCTTACCAGCGTCGCTAGCGATGTCATTGTAGGATTCAAGTACAACTTTGATGTAGAGCTACCTAGGACTTACTTCAGGTCTGACCCACGGGTTACAGACTTTACTGCTAATCTTACGATTGCACGTATGAAGTTTGCAGTTGGTTTGTCTGGTATGATGAGCTTTAAACTGGAACAACGGGGTAGGTTGCCTTATGAACTGACGTTTACTGGTGATGGTTCTACAACTACCTACACCTTTAATAAGCGTGATCTTGATTATGTCGATAGGTCTGACGTTCTAGTGACGGTTAACGGTGTTAATGAAACTGCTTTTAGTTTTACTAACGACACCACGATTGTCTTTAGTTCAGCACCTGCTGCTGATGCAGTAATCAAGTTCTACATTAAAGATTGGTTTACTGTTCAACCTGTTATCGAAGCCAATACTTACTTGGCTAATGATGTCCCCCTAGACAACGAAACAGTATTTACTATTCCTATCCATCAACGTACAGAAAATTTTAGATTGAAAATGTTTAACAATTCACCATTTCCTGTTGCAGTTAATGCAATGATGTGGGAAGGTAATTACACACCACGTTTCTATAGGAGGGTCTGAGTATGGTCTGGGGAGCAATCGCCGGAGCGGTGCTTGGGGGTATTGG